TTCTTAATTTGTTCTACTTTAGGGGGTTTAACTTATTAAGTTAATAATATACCTTTAAAAATTTGCTGTCAACAGTGAGTTATCCACAGCCTTACTCTTGCACGTCTTTTTGAAAAATGGTATGCTGATAATAAGTTATGAAATCTATTTTAATAATTTAAAATACGAATAAATAAAATATGATTTTTATATTAGGAATTATTGTGGGTATTTTATTAGTTTTTTTAATATTTTTAATTGAAATAAACTTTAAATTTAATCTTTCCAAAAAATTAGAAACTAAGTTATATCCTTTAATCTCTAAAAAAGGATCTATTTTAGAAGTTGATAGTGTTGTTTCTAAGTTAGAGGAAACTTTTAAACCAAAATGAACAAAGTAATGGAGACAAAAGAATATAAAGACGCTTTTGTAGAGAAACTTAAAAATGGCGAAACTCGTGTTTATAATAAAGACCAAAGAGGCCAGATTGATAATAAAAAATATTTAAAAGAACATAAAGAAGACTTTTTACAACCAAGAGATTATATGGAAAAAGATTATTTAAAAATATATGGCAAACCTAAGACGTAAAGCGAAAAATTCGCTGATAACTTTTTGGAGCTAGCGTGCCCGACTAGGAAAATAGTTTAAAAACACTAATAAAGTATAAGATTATACCCTATATAGATAAAATATATGAACAAGCTAAGATCTAAACATAAAGAATTCGCTGACAGATATTTAGAAATAGATAATGGAACACAGTCAATTAAAGATGTATATAAAGAAGAGGAGTACGATGATGATTATGCCGCAGTTAAAGCCTGTAAGTTGCTTAAAGAAGATAAAGTTAAGGCCTATATTGAAAGTAAAGCAGGAGTAGCCGCAAGTAATATTGTTGAGCTAGCGAATAATGCGGAAAATGAAACAGTAAGACTTAACGCTAATAAAGATATTTTAGATCGATCCGGATATAAACCAACCGACAAAATTGATCATAGTACTTTGGGAGAAAAAATTAACAGTACTGTAGATGATGATTTTTTAGAAAAGCTAGTTAATAAATTAAAAGATGAAGAATGCGGAAATTGAATTATACTCAACTAAGAATATAAATATATTCAATAAATATTATCAGATTAAGAATGAACAGGGGGCAGTTTTAGATTTTAAACAGCATAACTATTTATGGGACATATATAAAGCTGATGATCAGAAATTGGTAGTAGCTAAGGGGGCTCAAATAGGTTTTAGTACCTTAGCTATCATTAAGAGCCTTTGGATGGCTAAGAATAATTGTTTAGACATCATCTATACTTTGCCTACCGCTAACGATGTAAAAGACTTTGTAGGCGGCAAGGTAAATCGAATAATTAATCAAAACGAGATATTTCAGGAATGGGTTAAAGACAAGGATAGTGTTGAGCAGAAGCGAGTGGGAGATAATGTAATTTATTATCGAGGAACTTTTACAGAGAGAGCGGCTTTAATGGTATCGGCAGACTTGATTATAAACGATGAAGAAGATCGTAGCAAGCAGGATATTATAGAACAATACGCCAGCCGGCTTCAACACAGTAAATATAAAATGGAGTGGCATTTTAGCAATCCTAGCGTGCCGGATTATGGTGTAGACAGGTGGTGGAAAAAAAGCACTCAGAATCATTGGTTTATTAAATGTTCTCATTGCAGCACCAGACAATATTTAGATTGGCCGGACAGCATAGATTTAGATAGAAAGATATTCATCTGTAAACACTGCAAGCAAGAGTTAAGCAATGAAGACAGGCGCAAAGGTGAATGGATTTATAAGTATAAAGATAAAGATTTTAAGGGGTATTGGATTAATCTTTTAATGGCTACTTGGACTAGCGCTAAAGAGATTATAGATTATTACAATGAGAAAGGCGAGGAGTATTTTTATAATATGGTGCTTGGCAAGCCTTATATAGGCGGAGGCAACGTAGTATTACAAGATACAATATTTAGAAACTTAACAGATAACATCAATGATAGGCAGGACAGGATAGTTATCGGTGTTGATACCGGCCATAAATTTCATTATGTTATAGGCAACAAAAAAGGATTGTTTTTTTACGGGGAAAGCGATGATTATTCCATATTAGAGAAATATTTAAATATGTGGCCTAGAAGTATAATTGTGTTTGATCAAGGGGGTGATTTAGTAGCTCCTCGTAAGATGAGAGAAAAGTATGTCGGACGTGTTTTCCTTTGCAGTTACGCAGTTGACAGAAAGACTATGCAATTAGTCCGGTGGGGCAAGGGGAAGGAAGACGGTAATGTTATAGCGGATAGAAACAGGATGATACAGTTAGTCATTGATGAATTTAATGACAAGAGAATCCCTTTACAGGGAGTAGAGTCCGATTGGTGGGATTATTGGCTCCATTGGAAGAATATGTATCGTGTTCAAGAAGAGGATAATTTAGGGATATTAAAGAATAGTTGGAAGCGCAACGGAGATGATCATTGGGCCCACGCGACAATATATTGGCGAACAGGAATGGATAAATTCGGATTAGGCATTGGGGATATAATTCAAAATAATTATGATACATCGGAGTTTCAAAAAGGTATAGAAATAATTAATATTGAATGATTATAATATTACCTTGACATGCTACAATGGATAAAAATATTGAAGGATATTTAACATTAGCTGATAATGTTAATAAAATTAAAATAGAAGATGTGGACGCTAAAGAGGGACGGATTGGTGATCTGTTGCCAGAGTTGGAGTTGTCTATGAATGATGAAGAACTTATTAAATTAAAAGATAAATGGGAGAAAAATTGGCAAGACCATTACAGTAAAAATCTTAAATTAAAACAAAAGATTAATGAAGAGTATTGGTTGGGTAAAATGCGAGATTTGTCTATTGGCGATAATCAAGAAAAAGCTATTTCCGATAATCTTATATTTGAAGCATTGGAAACTTTTTTACCGGTTGCTACTAAACAAAATCCTGAACCGGTGGTAGAAGCTGATAATACTCAAGAGGGTAATGACTTATCAGATAGGGTTAAGAAGATGTTAGTGTTTCATGCCGATAGGTTAAAAATAAAGTTAAAAATTAAACAAGCTACCAGGTTTTGGGCTTTATACCTTTTGGGAGTAGTTAAGGTGGGTTGGAGTCAGAAAAATAATGATATTATTACTAAGACTTTGCGCCCGCAAAAAATTATCCTTGATCCTAACGCTACCATAGAAGACGGAGAGTATACCGGTTATTATGTTGGTGAGTATAGACGAGATATTATTTCAAATCTTATAAGAAGATTTCCTAAAAAGAAAAAGGATTTATTAGATAGTTTAGATGAAAAAGAAAATATCGGTACCGAAATACAGTTTATTGAATGGTGGACTGATGATTATGTATTTTGGACTTTTAAGAAGTTAGTACTGGGAAAAGCTAAAAATCCACATTGGAATTATGACAGAGAGAAACAAACAGTAGATGATTTTGGTGCTCCTAAAAAAGTTAATGAAAGAGGTAATAATCATTTTGATGTAAGAAGAAAGCCTTATATATTCTTGTCAGTATTTAATCTTGGCAAACATCCTCATGATGATACCAGCTTAATTACTCAGAATTTATCCAACCAGGATGTTATTAATAAGCGGGTAGAACAGATTAAACAAAATGTTGAAAGCATGAATAATGGTTTGATAGTTGATGGCACAGTATTTACTAAATCCCAGGCTAGTGAAGCGGCGGAAGCTTTAAGAAAAGGTAAGCCTATTTGGTCGCCTAACGGTACAGACGCAGTTAAAAGAGATCAGGCTCAAGGATTGCCTGGAGATGTATATTCTAATTTAAATGACATGAGAAATGAATTAAGAGGGATATTTGGGACTATAGGTATCGGAGCCGGCCAGTCTAAAGATAGAACAGTAAGGGGTCAAATAATGACTAGAAGCCAAAGTGTTGACAGAATTGGCGGTGGAGTTTCTGAATATTTAGAGCAGATGGCTGATGATATATTTAATTGGTGGGTACAATTGTTTTATGTTTATTATGACGAGGAACACAGCGCGGCAGTTTTAGGGAAGGAACGAGCTTTAGAATATATAACCATTAAGAATGAAGATTTTAATCGTAAATTATTGGTGAGCGTAAGAGAAGGCACTTTAATACCTAAGGATAGTATGTCAAAGAGAGACGAAGCTATACAGTTATGGGGAGCTCAAGCTCTTGATCCCATAACTCTTTACGAGAGATTAGACTTCCCAAATCCGAGAGAAGCCGCGGAAAAACTTTATATGTGGATGACTAACCCTCAAGCGTTATTGGCGCCGGAGACAGCCGGAGGAGAGTTGGGGCAACAGCCACAACAGCCAGGGCAACCACAACCAGGTCAGCCTGGACAGCCACAACAGCCAGGGCAACCACAGACCCATCCAGTAGATCCACAATATCAACAGCCAGGCGCTTTAGCTCCACAGGAGCCTGGAAGCCCTGTATTAGCTAGTATACCAATGAGATAATTAATTTAATAATAACTAGAAAAAAAATTATATGCAAAAGATTATAGGTGGAGGTTTAAAATCTAATTTAACAGGAGCTAAAGCATCCGACTTAGGAGCCATTAAAAAGTCAATTGGTCAAAAGCACCCGACTGTGGGGCTAAAGCACCCGACTATGGGGCTAAAGCACCCGACTATGGGTAAGCAAATTGGAGCCATTAAAAAGTCAATTGGTCAAACAAAAAAAGTTAAATAATTTAATATAAAAGTCTCTCGAAGGAAGACTATAAATTCCTGCGTAAAAATATGTTTCAAAATCAAGAAGGCGACATTTTTCAAAGAGAAGGCGAACAAATAACAGAAAACACAGAATTGGACGCTTTATCTAATAAAAATGGATTAGGGAAGGAAAACCCTGCTTCCTCGCAAGAAGAACAAACCAAAAATGAAAAGGACGCCAAAACATCCGAAGGCGAACAAGAAGAGGATGATAATAATATACCTTTTCATAAGCACCCTAGATTTAAGCAAGTGATTGAAGAAAAAAATCGCTTGAAAGAAGAGCTTGAAGAAATGAAAGCTCACATGGAAGAGAAGTTTAATAATTTAGAAACTAAACAAAGTTTAAATGAGATACCGTCATGGTTCGTAGAAATGTTTGGTGATAACGAAGCCGCTTGGAAAGTATGGGAGAAGAAAGAAAAAGCGGATAGAGAGAATATCCTTAAAGAAGCTGCCAATCTTTATGAGAAGCAGAAGGCTGTTACCGAAGAAGAATCGCAACACTGGGATCAATGGGTAGATGATAATGTTTCTTCAATTCCTAATATTAAAAACGAAAATGATAAAAATGAATTACTAAAGATAATGTTGGATTATAAGCCAACTGATGATGAAGGTAATTTAGATTTTCAGAAAGGTTATAATATTTGGAAAATGTCTAAGAAACAAAACGAAGTTACCCAAAATAAAAAAGAGATTGCCGATGTAACCAATAGCGAGTCTTCAGCGGAGAAGTCTAACGATAAAGGATATTTAACCACCAACGATATACGAGGCAAGGCCTGGTATCAAATTTAATCTAAAACAATTATATGGCATTCGGAAATCGAATACTGACTACTACTAGAGAGAAACTTATGCCTTTCGTAGTAGACACAGTTTTAAATTCAAATGTTTTTGCAACTCGCATGTTGTCAAAAGCAAAAAAATGGTCTGGCAATCCTATGTCAATACCTATTAAAGTATCTAAAAATAGTACTTTTAGTTCTTTCTCTGGTTTTGATACTTTCGCTTTAACAGCGACTGATAACAGACAGAAATTTCAATTTTATCCTAAATTCTCTAAGATTACTATTGTTCTTCCTTTGGACGAACTTTCAGTTAATGCTACTGAAGAAGGAGTAATTGATTTAGCTGCCGTTGAACTAAAAGGCGCAGCACAAGATATGGCTGATGGCATTGGCACTATGTTCTACGGAGACGGCACAGGTAATGGCTCCAAAGATATTACCGGTTTAGATGCTATCGTTGATGACGGTACTAATACCTTAACTTATGGCGGTTTAACTCGCGCTACTTATTCCCCTTATATTTCTTCTACAGTAACTGCTTCCAGTGGTACTTTAAGTTTAGCTAAAATGGCTACTCTTTATAATGCCGTAACTTCCGGATCACAGAAACCAACTATTGGTATTACTACCGAGACTGTATTTAGCTTGTATGAACAGTTATTGCAACCTCAAGAACGAATATCTAAGGATGTTCCTATGATGAAAGGCGGATTAGTTGGCGGTACCGGCTTTACCGGTCTTTACTACAAAGGTTTTCCAATTTTACATGATGAAAAATGTACTTCCGGTGCTTTATTCTTCTTAAATGAAGATTTCCTTGATTTCTACGCTTTGCCAATGTTCAAGACTGAACCGGTTAAATATAAAGCTGTAGATATTAAAGGTAATGATTACTCGGATGTATTAGGTCTTGGTTTCAGCTGGACTAATTGGATTATTCCAACTAATTCAGCTTCTTTGGTAAGTCACATCTATTTGGGCGGTGAATTAATTACTACTAACCCAAAAAGACATGGTCGTTTAAATAGTATTACTTCTGTTTAATAATATTTTTCCTTTTACTTCGGGGGGAGCCTAAAAACTCCCCCACGGAAGAGGGTTAAATTACAAAAAATATGTCTATTTTCATTGAAGATAGTTTGCCAGTAGTAAAATATGAAGGTTTGAATTGCGCTAAAAACGTAGTATTAACCGGGACTACTGTAACTTTACCGGCATCCACTACTATCGGAGGAAGCACAGTATCCGCTTTAGGAGTTATTACTTCAGCCTCTGCTACCGCTTTATCCGTTGGTCTTAACGGAGCAACTAACCCAGCCTTTAATGTTGATTCTTCAACTGGGTCACAGGCTGCAGGTTTAAATGTAGTTGGAGCAACCACTGCCGGAACTGTAGCTATAGCTAGTGTTTCTTCCGGAGCGGCCGCTGGTTTGTCTGTAAATTCTAAAGGTACTGGTGTTTTGAATATCCAAGGTACTGCTACCGGTCAAATTAGTATTGGCAGAGGCCCTAAAGCTAGATTTTTAACAGCTTCTACATCAACAACCCTAGACGCTCAATCAGGAACCGCGGCTATTGCTGAACTTTTAGGAGGAGTATATTTACATAACTCTAAAACTGGAGCCGGTACATTAACAACTCCAACGGGGACTGAAATCTCCGCCGGTATTGCTGGAGTAGCTACTGGAGATACATTTGATACTTTATATGTAAATTATGGAAATCAAACAGTAACTTTGACCGCTGGAGCTTCCGGTGTAACTATAACAGGCACCGCGGCAATTACTACAGGCAAAAATGCTTTACTAAGATTTGTATGTACCGGTGCTAATACTTGGATTTGTTATGTATTATTTAGTGCTTAAACAATTTAATTTAATTTAATAACTGATAATATAACTATTTATATTACAGTTTAACTAAACAATATGGCTAAATTAACTACAGGCCCTCAAGCCATTTCTCAAGGACTTTATGAAGAAAGTTCTGTGCAGATGATGGACTTGGGAGCCAAAGTCGTAGAAAATGACGGTTCAGAATACCGTTACGTAAAGGCCGGAGCTTTGGCCTTAGTAGCTGGAAGATTATATGATGGTTCTGCTACTGTAGCAAATCATACTAACATCAATGTTCAAGCGGCTGCCGTCGCCGGAGCAACTTCCGTATCGGTTACATTAGGAGCTACCGCTGCTACTGCTAATCAATACGCTGATGGCTGGATGATTGTAAATGATTTTGATGGCGAAGGATTTACTTATCGCATTGTTTCTCACGCGTCTAATGCCGGTTCCGGAACATTAGTTTTAACTCTTGATCCAGAAACACCAATCGTTACCGCATTTACCACTAATTCACAAGTAACCTTAATCGCTAATCAATATAATGGCGTAGTTATTCATGCTCAATCTGAGACTGGTATTCCAGTTGGTGTAGCTATGAAACAAATTACTGCTTTATATTATGGTTGGATAAAAACAAGAGGCGTAGTTTCTGTTTTATCTGACGGTTCTCCTGCCGCTATTGGACAAGGTGTTTCTGCTTCTACCACTACTGATGGTTGTGTAACTCTTGGAACAGGCGCGCTTTCCCCTGTCGGGTATGCTTTAGCGCAAGGTGTTTCCACAGAAGAAAATCCTGTATTCTTGACTATTAGTTAAATTTTAAGGTTTTAGGGGGAGTTTTCCTAGGCGCTTTAGCTCCTGTTAAAATAAACTCCCCAATGGGTGCTATTTATTGGACTTCACCCAGCCAATATAATTAAAAAACAATGGAAAAAATAACAAAAAGAGCAATTTTATTTACAAATTACACCAATGAAGATTTTAAATATCTTTATGGAGGAGTTGAATATAACTTTAAAGCCAATACTTCCGTTATGTTAGAGGATTGTGTGGCATTTCACTTTGCTAAGCACTTAATTGATAGAGAATTAAATAAGCAAGGAGCAATGACTAACGATCAGAAGTTAAGAGAACAGTTAGCGGCTAAAATATTATCTTCTACTGATATTAGCGGTGATAGCAGTGAAATTCTTGGTTTTAAAATTGCTAGTTCTAAACAGGAAGTTAAAAAAGTTGAACCAGTTAAAGAAGTTAAAGACCAACCGGAAATAGAAAGTCAAAAGTCGGACGCGCTAGCTCAAAAGAAAAGAGGTAATCCTAATTGGGCAAAAAAAGAAGTTAAAGAAGATTTCGAAGGGTTAAAATAATATGAGACTTTTATCGAATCAAGAAGTAAAAAATAAATTGCAAGACGATAAAGATGTTGAATTTAAAAGATTAGTATTATTCAAAGAAAAATCAGATAAAGAACAAAAAGAATTAAAGGAAACTATAACTAGAGTTAAAGAAGAAAGAGAAAGGATAGATAATGAATTTGTTGAATATTCCAATAACTTATTAAGTTATCGTTTATCTCTTGAAGGGGAAGTTTACAATTTAGAATTAAAAAGAAAAAAGTTATTAGAACCGATCGATAAAGAAAAGAAAGAATTAGAAGTTATTAAGAATGAATTGGAAGAATTAAAAAAAGAATTGGAAGATAAAAGAATTAAAATTGAGAAAGATAATTTAGTTATTGATAATAGGTTAAGAGAATTAAGCAAGGAAGAAATAGTTTTAGAGAAACAATCCATGTTCTTATACGATAAAGAACAATATATATTATTAGATATTGAAAATTATAAAAATGAAAAAAATAAGTTCACAGAAAATCAACAGATATTTTATAAACTTAATAAAAAAAGAGAAAAAGAGATTACCGGTAAAGAAAATCGAGTTAGAATTAAAGAAGAAATTTTAAGTAAAAGAGAAATGATGTTAAAAGATAAAGAAGATAAATTACAAGATATTGAAAATTCTTTCGCGAGTAGAGAGATTGCTATTAAAGATAAATATGACACTCTGCAAAGAACGATCAATCAAATTAAAATATGTCAACAATAACTTCAACGTTAAGACGAGATGGCAATTATGTTCCATTACAAGATGTTAATGGTATAAGTGTTATAAACAGTAAAACTTTTTCCAATTCCACCGGCACTATAACTTTATTTACTGTTACCGGAGATGTAATTTTAAGAGTGTTTGGAATTTGTAAAACAGACCTGGCCTCTGCCGGAGCTTGTAATATAGTTTTAGGAGTTGCCGGCACAACCAATAAATTTATTGCTTCAACCAATGTTACTACTTTAGTGGCTAATGAAATTTGGAACGATGCGACTCCCACCACAACCATTGAGCTTGATAGCTCGGTGGTTTCTTATATTATTTCAGGCAGTCAAAATGTAATTTTAACTTTGTCGGCCCAAATTGATAGTGGGGCTATGGATTTTTATTGCCAATGGCGTCCCTTATCAAGCGATGCCGATGTAATAGCTTCTTAATATGCAAGCACCAAGAGATGAAAATAGAATAACAACTTTATTGGCGACAAAAGATAGCGATGGAATTACGCCGGATGTAGTTTATGTTAATCCAACTACTCACGCTATTAAAATTCAGGACGGTTTAACCGGATCTGATTTATCTTCGCATATTGCTTCAAGAGATGAGAATAGAATGCCGGTAGGAATGGCGGTAAGCAGTGTTGACGGTATTACTCCGGTTGCTTTATATATTGACGCTTCTAATAAATTATTAGTTCAAATAAATTAATTATATGCAAACACCACGTGATGAAAATAGAATAACTAGTTTAATGGGGGTATCAAGTGTAGATGGGACTACTCCTGTTGTTTTATATGCCGATCCAATTACTCATAGACTTTTAATGGACTCTCCTTTTGGATCGTCCGGTTATTCTGGCACTAGTGGAACGTCGGGTTATTCAGGAACTAGTGGAACGTCTGGCTACTCGGGAACTAGTGGAACCTCTGGAGCCACGGGAGCCGGCACGTCTGGTTATTCGGGAACATCGGGTACATCTGGAACGTCTGGGTATTCCGGAACATCAGGAACGTCAGGCGTAGGAATAAGTGGGACATCAGGAACGTCAGGCGTAGGAACTTCAGGTTATTCGGGAACATCGGGAACGTCTGGAGATAGTGGAACATCTGGAACATCTGGTACATCCGGCTATAGCGGAGCTAATCCGGGGACAAGTGGAACGTCGGGAACATCCGGTTATTCGGGGACTAGTGGATATTCTGGAACCTCGGGTACTTCTGGTTATTCAGGAACTAGTGGCACTAGTGGAGCCGGCTTTGACGGTATTTCAGGAACGTCAGGTACATCCGGCTATAGCGGAGCTAATCCAGGGGCCAGCGGAACCTCTGGAACGTCTGGCTACTCGGGAACTAGTGGAACCTCAGGAGCCACGGGAGCCGGCACTTCCGGTTATTCTGGAACTTCGGGAACGTCTGGCTACTCGGGAACTAGTGGAACGTCTGGGTATAGTGGCACTTCTGGCACTAGTGGATATTCTGGAACGTCAGGAACTTCTGGAGTAACGGGTGCTTTTGCCAACCCAATGACAGAAAATACTTCTATCGGATATGATCCCTCTCTTTCTGCTGACGGGA